CGTATCCCACTTCCACCCGTACACATGCAGCGTCCAGCCAAGCTTGCGTACTTCCCCTATGTGCTCCGACTCGGCTATCTTCTTCACCCGCGCCGGAACGTTGCTCCAACTGGTCGGCTGCAAGCCGATTACTTCACCGTCCTTTATCGCGATCTGGTCGAGAATTCCGAACAGGTCGACTCGGATTCGTGCGCCAGGTATCCAGCGCTCGACGGTCCAGACTAGCCAGCCCTGCTCTTTCAGCAGTTCCGCGGTCAGAGCTGAGGGACTACGCTTCACGCTTCAACCTCGCGTCCTCCAGATGAAGCACTGCGGCTTCCTTGGCATCCATTTGCTCGAATCCGATCAGCGGTTGCGTCGTGCCACCGAGAAGCACCTGTTTCGCGCGCGAGGGATTTCCGATGAGAACTGGTTGAGCCGACTCAAAACCGTTTCTGCTGTTCTGCGCCTCTGCAATCCCGACTAGCACTGGCGGATATGGCGGCGTTTCGTTGCGCATCTTGTAGCCGCGGTATCGGTTCACGAATTCGTTTTTCAGGAAGGGCATGTCGCTTTCGTTCTTTCCGCCGATCTGGACCCATCCGCCCATGTCGAGAATCACGCGATGAATGATCGGATCGTCGAAAACGACGCTCACATACGTTCCGCGCATCCGGATCGCAGCATCGACCTTCGACCAAGCGACCAATCCGGAATCCTGTGTCGATCCTTGCAGCATCTTCACGATGTCAGCTGGCTTCGGCATGAACTGACCGTTGTCCGGATTGACGCAGTGCTTGTTCAACGCATCGGCAACCGCCTTGAAATCGAACGGCTGCATTGCCTGGAGCCATACGCCAGCTGCAAAGCGTGAGAAGTCTTGCCGGTAGAAGGCGTACACGTCGCCAATCAAGGCGATGAAGTTTTCGTTTTCAGATGGCTGCATGGCGAAGTTCCTGTGCGAATTCCATAGCGATCTTTCGGTTTTGTCGTTCGAGTGCTTCTTGGCGATTCAGCGGAACGACTCCACCGCCACCACTACGAGCACCACCCTTGTCCAGCCATGCCGCATCGAATCCACCCCATCCCCGCGTGCAGCAAGTCCGCAGAGCCTGATCCATCGTCATTCCAGCCTTTCCGGCTTCCAGCAAGACGCCTTCAAAGGACGTTGCTGTCGGAGCAAGGTTCTTTTTCTTGCGAAGCGAAAGCCAGTCTTCAGCAACCTTGTCGTCGACGCCCATCGATACGAGATGCGCTTGCGCATCGAAGCGCGGAGCGCGCGGTGCTTTAGTTTTTGGTTCTTCTTTCTTCTCTTTCTCTTCTCTTCTCTTCTCTTCTCTAGGCGTTACAGTAACGTCACGCGTTACGTCACCAACTTCGTCACTTTTTGCCTTCTGGCGCTCTCTAAACCGAGCCTGTCTAAGAGCGGCTTTTGTCTTGGCAGAAGACTCAGGATCTACGTTGTAGTCCTCAAAGAACCTAGGAAAGACAACACCTGATTCCGTTTCCACCACCCATCCAACTGACACCATCGCCTCACCGAAACCGGGCAAATCTGCGATGTCATCTAAGACAGAAGTTGTCACGCCGTTACACACTAAATCGTCACCGTCACACTTGCCGCGTAACCGCATAACGCCCCATAACGATACGAGTGCGCCCACAGTAACGTTACGCATAACGTTACGCGTAACGGTCATGCTGCGTTGACAGTGTTGGTCCACATATCGAGCAAGATCGCCGTCCGGGTTCATCAGCAGATCAGCAATCACACAAACTTTCGGATCTCGATAAAGGTCCGTGCGCATCTTGATCCAATCGTTCGCCATGACTACTCCCTGCCCTTTTTTTCATCTAGAAGAGTCCCTCGGTGGGACGCCTCAAATTCAGCAACTATCGGATGAAGCACCCCAAAGGCCGAGCGCATCACGTGATACCCAATCAGTACAGCAAGAGGAATCCCCGTTTTTACCGCCAGTGCTACCAATTCCCCTGCTTCTGGCACCGGCAACTCTGCTGCCAGGTGGGTATTACCGACTTTCATATCGCCACCGTTACCCCCGCTTGGGCCAGCTCGACACTGACGGCCAGAAGATTTGCCGGCAAAGTGCCTACAGTCCCAAACAAAAAAAGCTTCAAGATGCGAGCGACTGCTTCTGAATCGTTGTCCACGCCGTTCAATGTTTTGTAGGCCTGGATTCCCGCGTACAAGCTGTCGTCCACACGCGTTTTGATTTCCGTCCGAAACTGCGCACGTCTAGCCATAGCTACCTCATGAAGATGAATCCTCGTAACCGTTTTGGCCGTAACCGCGATCTATGCCGCAGCTTGTTTCGGTTTCACGCTGCTACACGATCCGCCGTCTTGAGTTCTGGCCAAAGATCAGCCCAGTCATCCGGGCGCATCTCTTGGCGCGTGACACCGCCGCCAGTCGCTTCCTCGATCTGCACGCAGCGTTTCGGCGAAATCGTTCCAGTGCTCATCTGCGAGAGGTACGACAGCGAAACGCCGATAGAAGCGGCGAGCCGGCTGGCGTTTCCACGCTCGCTTTTGATGAATGTCTGAAGGTCCACGGTTTGCCCTGTAAATGTTTGACCACAGGACCCAGTTTAGTGCCTTCTAAACTCAGTGTCAAGTGATTACTAATTTATAAAACACTAAACTGCGATCATGGACATCCAAGACATTCGCCGCGCGAACCTAGCGCGCTGGCTAGAGACACATTCGGTCCCGCCGAAAGAGAAGAGCCTGTTCTCACAACTCAAAGGAACGGGGTCATTTGGCGAGCGCGTGGCGCGTCGCTTAGAGAAAGATTACGGAATGGGTGTTGGATTTCTCGACACCGGCACCCCCGCCGATTCATCGAACAGAGGCCAAAATCCCCCTCTTTCCGCCGAAGCGGAACGGCTGATTCAGTGCGTCGCGCGTCTAGACAAGGCCGGTAAGGAAGCACGCAAAACGTTTGCTTACACTCTCGGCATTTTGGAAATTGTCGAAAGATTGGGATTAGTACATGATGCCGATGTGGTGGCCGAGCTTGCAGAACATGAGGAGCTGCTGGCACTCCACGCCGAGCCATCTAGGGTCTTAAAACATGCGTCCCGCAAGCACAAATGAAAAAACCATCGTCAGCATGGATCTTTACCGGCAGCGCCGATCGGCCACCGCCGCGCCTAAACTGCAGGAGCCACCTGAGCCGGCCGATGAAGCGCTAAGCGAAATCGCCAGATACCTTCTAATGGCCGTCCGCGTCATCACGTCCCGGCATCACTAAATTCCCCTCCCCGATTCGTCGGGGATTTTTTTCGCCAAAAAGTTTAGTTTTCGCTTGACACCGGGTTTAGTGTTTTCTACACTGCGTACATGCACTGAAACAAACAACAGCGCATCGGATAGCCGGCCAACGTGAGGTCGGAATGTCTAGCCAGAACTGCAATCTGGCCGACCGGTAGACCTGGCGAAATCGGAGCCAGCGACGCGACAGAGCCGATGAGTCTTACTAGCTCGCATTCGGGGTGAGTGCTAGCCACTAAGACGATGGAGACTGAAATGAACCTGATTCGCATCCGTGCAGCAAACCTCAGCCGCGCTCAAACGATCGCCCAAGCAATGGGCCTTCTGATTGACGAGGTCTACGGCGACAAGAGCAAAGAGCATGTAAACGTCGCAGCACGCAAGAGCGGCAGCCGCGGCAACCATGAACCGCGCTGGACCGACGAGCAGCGCAACGAATTCGCTAACTGGAAGCTTTAAGGAGACGGAAATGTCTGCGCTTGCTGAAGATCTGATCGAACTGAAGCGCCTTGCACAGGGTGGCATGGGCGCTTTGACCGAAAAACTGTTGCACGAAGTGGCCGCGCGAATCATCGCGGCTGGCCTGCGGAACGAAAAGGAGGGATGTTGAGATGAACGTCACCCCTATCGGCGTCACGCAAGTAGGCGAATGGCTCTACGACAAAGAGCTTGCCGAACTTGACCCGCAAGACTCCCGCGACGAGCTGATCGCGTCAATCAAAGACGAGATGGTCGCCAAACGCAAGGCAGCGATGAGCGACGACGACATCCAGGCGGCGCTTGAGAACTGCACGGCGCGCATGGCTGGAATCGTGCGAGACGCAATGCAGCGCAAGGATAAAAGCCTGTCGCTCGCAGCGCTCGAAATCATGTTCGATTCTTGGCTGGAATACGACGCCGAGATCGAGGCTATCAAGTCGGTCGAGAACTTGGAACGGGAGATGAATAAATGAGCGCTTTCGAGTTCATTTTCGTGTGGGCGGCCTGCTGCCTTCTGGTTGCAATCTTTATGCGAGGAGCGTTCTTTGAAGATCGTAACCGAGCAGGACATTAACCGGGCCGTCGCAATGAGCGACTTGTTTCGAGGGATCGTATGTGCAGCAGCAGCCGGGGGCGCTCTTGGCGCGTGGCTCTGGTTCTGTCTTGGTATTGGCGTGGGGTGAAGCATGAAAGAGCTTTTGAAGCTTTGGGCAGTAATCGCGGCTGTAGCACTCGGGTATCTGGTTCTGTGCGGAATGATTGAAGCAAGGGCGGAGCGGATTCAAAGCTGTAGCGTGGTCCGCTGCGCCTGATCGAGATAGCAGGGGGTTGATGGATGAAGGTTGCAAGCAGCCTTTATTTTTCAGTCTCTTGCGGTCAGTACAACTGACGGGGGATACATGCACGACGACGACGCCATGCAACAAGCATGGGAGCAGGAATTGGAAGAATTCCTTGAATGGCAAGAAACATTTGGAGCGAGAAATGGAAACGAAGAAAACGGGGTTGCAACTGCTGCGCGAGCCGTTCCCGGATCATCAGATCAGCCTTTTGCCTAAGCCGTACAAGAAGGATTCGCCCAAGGGCAAATGCAACGAGTGCGGCGGCTATCACGGCCTTCCGGCTGTCCACCTGTCCTACGTCGGGCATGCGGCTTTGACCGATCGGCTGCTGAACTGCGACGAGCAATGGACATGGGAGCCGGTCGCGTTCGGCGCCGATGGCTTGCCCCTGCTCGACCAGCAAGGCGGCATGTGGATTCGCCTGACGGTCTGCGGAGTGACGCGTCTTGGCTATGGTGACGCCCAAGGTAAGACCGGGCCGGACGCCATGAAGGAACGCATCGGCGACGCTCTGCGCAACGCTGCAATGCGGTTCGGGGCGGCTTTGGACCTTTGGCACAAGGGCGATCTCCACAAAGATCAGAACGATAGCGACGAAGCGCCGGAAAGCCTGAGCGAAAGCGAAATGACGGATTTCAAGATCGCCATTCGCGAGGCAGAAGACATTGAAGGTCTGACGCGTATTGGCGACGGGATTGGCAAAAGCAAGGTGACGGAGAAGCAGCGCGCGGAATTGCTCGCTGATTACTCCAAGCGCAAGAAGGAACTCAAGCAGCCGGTGCCAGCATGATGGATCTCTCGAAGGTCGATGCCGAGAAGATCCAGGCGCGCGGCGAGTATGCGACCGTCAACGGCGAGTACAAAACGCTTATGTCGGTCATCCAATCTCGCACGCAGGAGGCTTGCGACTCCTTGCGGCGCGGCCTTCAAGAGACTGATCTTGACCGCGCGATAGGCGCTTTCGAGTACGCAGAAATGGTCGCTTCCGGTCTGAAGGTGGCGATCGTGGAAGCAGCCGAACTGAAGGCGCAAAAAGACGAGCTATACCAAGCGGCTTGGGGCAAATAACGCTGGCGCATCGCGCCGGACACGATAGAGAGAAGAACATGAGCGGATACAAAAAGATCCCGACGAGCGCCGAAGTGTGCGCCGTCATCCGTGCTCGGCACAACGCCGACATGACCGTGTTTGCGACCTTCAGCGACCCGGATGGAACGTTCAACGGCGGCCCGGGCGAGCGCGGTCGGATGGATACGGCGTATGGCTTGAAGGGCTGCGATTGGCCGTTGATCGAATACCGCACGACGTGGGACATCGACCAAGACCCAGAGCGTTCATACAAGCGCCACAACGAGAAGCACGAATACTGGATCTGCATCCCGTTGCGAGACGACGCATGACCCCCACAAAGACAGCCGCTCTCACGCACCTAGGAGCGCTATGCAACGCCAATAAGCCGACGAGCGTGCTGCTGCATCAAGCGGTGGCGTCGAGCGCGGCGCTGTTTTCCACACTGGCCGGCGAACCGGTAGAGATCAGGATCGGCTCTGTGCTGATCGCAAGGAGCGAGATATGAAAGACGAAAAACGCGCGGCAGACGATGCGGAGCAATTGACGCTAGACGCGCTCTTTGCAGCGCAGCGATTCATCGAGAACGGAATCGAATTCGGCTACATCAAGATGCCGAGTATGGAAATCGACGATGCACATCAAACGTTGCCGCTCGTTCAGAAAGCGCTCGCTGCATACCAAGCCGCGCTGTCGTCCCGCGCCGATGGCGGCAAGGGTTCGAGCGATGCGGCGCGGATTGACTGGCTCGAACAGGAAGATGAAATGGGCTTCTATTACAACATCGACCACATTTCCGCGAATATCAACGGAGGGTTTAACGGTTTCAAGACACTACGCGAAGCAATCGACGCCGCCATTGCAGGAGAGAAGAAATGAACGACGAAATCAAAGCGCGGCTGTCTCATGCCCTTGAGCATGCCGAAAGGCGCGGATCGGCACTGGAAAGCCACGTTTCCGTATTGAAGTCGGACGTTCGCGCCCTTCTAGCCGATGGCGGCAAGGGTGAGGCGGTGCTAAAGCTGGAAGGGGAATTGGCTGTAGCTATGAGCATTATCGAGGCGATGCGCTCTGAACTAAACGCTCCGCAAGCCGAGTGCGCACCGCGTGAGGCGCAGCCGAAGCTCACGGTGTGGTATGGCTCGCTGCCCGAGAGCAACGGCAAGACGAACTGGACCGCTATCCTGCACCGCGGTGACGTTACAGAAGGCATCACGATTGACATATCCGAATACCCCGACCGCACGCGCTACGAAGCTGATCGTATGCGCTGGATGATTGGCGAACTAGCCGATGAACCGTGGATTCTCGATTACGACGCTGACAAACACAGCGGGTATGCCGCCCCTACGCCTGAGCGTGCGCAGCCGGTGGGGCCGAGAACAACGCTCAACTATGACGGCACTTTTGATACCACGTGCGCTCATTGCGGTGGAAACGGATGCTTTGCTTGTCTTAAAAGCGCCGCCCCTACGCCTGAGCGTGCGCCGCGTGAGGCGCAGCCGGTGGCGTGGAAGGACGAAATTATCGAATACCTGCAATCGTCTTTCGACTCGGAAGGAATCACGGAAAACGATTCGGGCGAAGAACTGATTCGTTTGTCGTCGGCAATCGCAGCGGTTGAAGAGGTAGCAGGCATTGAATCATTCTTCGATGCAGTCGCCGCCCCTACGCCTGAGCGTGCACCGCGTGAGGCGCAGCCGATCTATCTGGTAAGCAGCGAAGGTCGGTTTTGGCAGATTGTGAGTGAACCGGTTTGGGTCAACTGGCAGGCCGATTATCGCAACGTGCTCTACACCGCCGCGCGTGAGGTGCAGCCGGTGAATATCGAGAAGGAAGACGACTCAGAAATCGCGTGCATTTCGTGTGGATTGACTCTAGGCGAATCTCGTCTGATCACGTCGCACGCCGAGCGCAAAGGACGCGGCTATATCACGAAGGATGCAGTCGAGCGAGCGAAGCGCGTTATGGCGGCGGTTGACACATACCACGAGCGGCCGGACGGCGGAAATCGTCACGCATTGCGCAGCATATTGATGGACGAATTCGAAGAGCTTCTCGCAGCCCCTACGCCTGAGCGTGCGGACGCCGACACAGCGGGGGTGAATTCCGACTCGTTCGAGAAGTGGTGGGATATGGAACGTGCGCGCATTCAAGCCGACAGGCCCATTGACAAAAGCATCGCGCACCGTGGTTGGTGTGCCGCTTTCGCAGCAGGCGCGAGTCAGGAGCGTGCGGACGCCGAAAAGGATGCGGCGCGGTATAGGTTTCTTGAGACGCAGTGTAAGGCAGGAACTTACAGAGGAATTATCAGCCGCGAAGCAATCGACGCCGCAATCTTAGCCGCTAAGGAGAATAAATCGTGATCGACCGTAAAAAGGTATTCGGCGCGCTGATGGACGTGAAAATGTTCTGGCCGAAGGAAGTCGGATACGAGGCGCTCGATATTATCAAGGATGCCGTCGAACAGGCTTTGAAGCTGGAGCGTGCGGACGCCGACACAGCGGGGGTGAGGCCCGGTGGTAATGGCTATCCCGATGCGATGGTGATTAAGAGCGATCCCTGTGCATGTTGCGGAGGGTGTGGCTGCTTCGCTTGCCTTAAAAATAATCGCGCGAGTGAGCGTGCGGACGCCGAAAAGGATGCGGCGAAGGAGCGAGAACGTTTCTGGTGCGAACTTCGCTCTATTCACGATCCTGACGATCTGAACAAGCACGAGGTTGAGCTTGCATGGTCTATGTGGCAAGCCCGCGCAATTCTAGCCGCGAACAAGGACGAAATGAACGACGAACTCCTACGTGCAGTAGAGAACCTGATCCAGGCAGCAGATGCCTATCTGGAAGGATACGACGAACCGGCTGTCGTGCCTTTCAACACGCGCCGGGGAAGTTTTGGCGAGTTGCGCGAGGCATATGCGCGGGCGATGGAGCGAAGAGAAAAGGAGAAATGATGGCGAAGCTAGTCACTCTCGACCAATGGGCCGAAGCCTTGTTCGGCAGCTCGAAGCCGCACCGCAACACGCTGCTCAACTGGAGGAAAAACGGGCGAATCGTCCCTCAGCCGATAAAATGCGGCACAAAATATTTCGTCGAGCCGCACGCCGTCTATTACGATGACGCTGGCGAGATGCAACGGAGACTGGGGAATGGCCGCACGGCGTAGGGAAGCGAAGCGCCGGCACTGGCCGGCCAATCTGTATCAGAACAGCGCAGGCTATTTTTATTGGCGCAATCCCGACACGAAGAAGGATTACGGCATCGGTCGAGATCAGGCGAAGGCATTCGGGGAAGCGCGGGCCGCCAATGCTGAGTTGGAAAGCAGCCGAGGTTATCGATCGGTCGTCCAGCGAATGACCGCTCCCGACGAAAAAACGCTGCTGGAATGGTCGACTGAGTACCAGAAGATTTACGAAGAAACTCGTAATCCAACGGCGAGCACCATGCAGACGGTACGGGCTGGCCTTCGTGTTGTGTTGAAAGCACCGTTCGCTGATAAGCATCTTCGGAAGATACAAACGCGCGAGATAGCCGAGTTTCTGGACGGGATCGATAAGCCGAATATGGCGAAACTCGCCCGGAAGACGCTTTCCGACATGATGCGCGTGGCTGAAACGAAAGGGATTATCGATTCTGGGAAGAATCCAGTATCAGTCACCAGAACGCCAGAAATTACGGTCGAGCGATCCAGACTCATGCTTCCCGAGTTCAAATTGATCTACGCCGAAGCGCTGAAAATGGAGCCATGGGTAGCGCGCAGTTTCGAATTAGCCCTGTTGACAGGCCAGCGTCGGGAAGACGTTGCCAACATGCTTTTCTCAGACGCGAAAGACGGATTTCTCTTCGTCGCTCAGCAGAAGACGAAAATGAAGCTTCGGATTCCGCTGGCGGTACGCATGGATGCGATCGGATTGTCTCTGGAAGACGTAATCAAGCGCTGCCGGGATAAGGTCGTGTCGAAATCGATGATTCACCATGCGCGGGTCGTCGGGAATCAGAAGCCGGGTTATCCGGTCGACCCTGACTCGCTCACGCGTGGCTTTCGTCTAGCTAGAACAGCGGCCGGTGTGAAGTGGGAGGAAGGAAAGACGCCGGCATCGTTTCATGAGCTGCGCAGCCTGGCGGCCCGGCTTTACGCTGAGCAATACAGCCCCGAGTTCGCGCAGGCGATCCTTGGACATAAGTCGGCCAGCATGACCGAAATGTACCGGGATGTGCGAGGAGCGGAGTGGGTCGAAGTGAAACTAGGAGCTAACGGTGGGTAGACCAAGAAAAAGCGGACTTCCTCCGCGCCTCAATAAGAACGGTGCTGGATATTTCTACTTCAACTACCCCGCCAAAATGGGCGGATCGATCAAGACGGTCGGTCTTGGGAGAGATCAAGAAAAAGCGATTGCTATCGCAAATGAATTGAATGCGACGTTAGGCGAGATCGGAAAAGAGAAACTGGAAAAGCGCACACAAGCAGAATTGCTCAGAGCCAAGACGGGGTTTTCTCTAGATCCCTCCGGCCTGCTTGACCTTTCATTCTTACGATCAAAATCAGAGATTTACGATCGCGTGGCCGGAGTCTACTTCCTTCTTTCAGACGGGGAAGTTGTGTATGTCGGGCAGTCTGTGGACTGCAATGCCAGACTCAGTGCGCACTTTCGGGAAGGCACGAAAGCATTTGATTCGAGCTACATACTGAGGTCCGACCCTCGCGATCTCATTGAATTGGAGGCACTGTACATTCAGAAATTCAGGCCCAAGTTCAACCTTGATCTTCCCGATCCAAAACGCAAGACAGCATGGGGGCTGACACAGCATATCTCAGCGATAGAGGTGAAATTCTAAACGAATAGTGGGCGATGATAGACGGTTCTAGATTCCATAAGGGTTCTAGACCGATTTCCATTGCCTCCCGCGTAAAACCCCGCGAACCTCGTTTTTCCTAATTCATTCAATACCTTACGTGATTTTCTCGGCATCCAAAGGATGCACGCGAATGCACAGTCACGCACGTTTCAAATCAAGTACTTACAGCGCCGTTATAAACGACGCCTTTCGTCATACATGAGATAGAATCTCGCCGGAGAAAATAATGATCGGACAAAACATGTGCGGAAAAATTGCAGCAGTCGCGGTGGCGTTGGTTCTGGCAGCTTGCGGGGGTGGTGGAGGCGGGGGTGGTGGATCGAGCGAACCGGCGCAGACATCGAAGCCGACTCAGGTGGTGACGAAGCCTTGCTACTTGGAGAACGTTGATTCGACAAAGCCCTGCGTCGTCGACGATGCGACGGTGGTTCGGGCCGACGCATTCAACGGCGACCAAGGCCCGTTGAAAGTCCGGCTTGCTCAAATGGCGACAGGCGGAAACTTCGGGATTTGCGCCATTGGCGGATCGATCACGGCGGGCGAGGTTGCCCCTTGGTATGACATCGATAAGACATTCGTCGGCCGCACGTTCAATTGGTTTCGGAACACGTTCCCGAAATCGACCTTCGAACTGCACAACGCGGCCATCAGCGGAACCGAAACATCGCTTGCAGCGCAGCGTGTCGGCGCGTTCATCACGACGTACAAATGCGACATTATGATTGTCGAGTTCGCGGTGAACGATAACGGAAATTCGAAGGCAAATCCGGGTTGGGTCGAGGTCGAATACGGCAAGCTGCTAGACCAAATCACGACATTCGGCGCAATCCCGGTTTCGTTGGAAACGATGCTTCCGGATTGTGAAAGCGCACAGAACGCGCATTACCCAGTCTATGCAGCTCGGAATCTTCCGCTGATGGTCAGCGAGAGCGATGCGATCTGCCAGATGACGAAAGACGGCACCCTGAAACAATCCGACTGGAACGCGGACGGAACGCACCCGAATACCTACGGGCACGAACTTCTGGCTCTGCTACTGACAAAGAATTTCGAGCGTCTCATCCCCGGCCATCAGTAACAATCCGGGGATCAGCCTGGGCTTTCCCTCTGAAGAACGATGCAACGCCGAGAATTGCGCCAATCGTCAGAGTCATATCTGCGGATAGCGTGATCGGTTGGACGTGGAACAGGGGAAGGATGAAGAGCGACATGATGTATAGGCCGAACGTGAAGCCGATAAACGGGCGCCACGAGTAGGACGGCCAGTGGTCGCCCTTCGCCTCTACCTGCATCGTTGCATTTACAGCTTGGGTGTTTGCGGTGTCGGCAGCTAGTTCGGCTTTCTCTACATTAGCGGCGAGTTGCGCTAATTGCGCCTGTTGCGCCATGACTGCCTGCTGGAATTGCAGAGAGAGCGTCGGGTCTGCCTGGATGGCAGCAAGCGCAGCGTCAGGGGCCGATTGGCCGGTAACAGCCTGCGCGATACCGACCACCTTGCCGGCGATATTTTCCGCCTTCGATCCGCCGAGCCAGCCGGCGATCATAGGCGCAAACTGTGCCAGCGCCATTGCGATAGGGATCAGCGGCATTTACTTCGCTCCGGTCATGAGATTTGCAGCAATACGATTTGCCCAACCCTTGCCGAATGTCGGCCACGTCTTAAGGGACGTGAAGTAGGACAGGCGCAGGGAATTCCAGCGCATCATGAATCGCAGTGGGTCCGTTTCCTGCACCGAAGCGACAGTTTGCGGGCCGATAATACCGTCCACCTTCGTTCCGGCTGCGCCCTGCATCCATATCACCGGATGCCCACCGTTATAGTTGGCGTCGAATATTTGGAACGAAACGCGCGGATCGAATGTATCGAGTTGAAGCGGATCCCAATACAGTTTCTTGGCGATGTCTTTCGCAGTAGCTTTTGGAAGGTCTTTCATCGCGCCTGCGTATCCATAGGCGCGCGCGACTCTAGCTGTAACGCCCCACATTGTTTCGCCGCCAGGGTCTTTCGGGTTATTAACATAGCCACCCTCATTTCCTATTAGCGACTCGAAAGCATCATCGAAGCTACTCACGCACTCACCTTAGATCTGAAGAAATACCAAATAGCAGTAGCTAATCCAACAATGAGCGCCCATAGCCCTTTCTGCGCGAGGTCGACCCGAAGTTCCTCATAGAACCTGGCTTTTGCCTCATGCCGAGCGATCATCGCCTCATGCGCCTTTCGATGCGCGTTCCAGTCACCGCCTGGAAATGCGTTATGTAAGTCGTCCACTCTGCGTATTACCTCGTCAACTTTGCGATCCGTCACAAGTTGCCGAGTGACGTTCTCTGAGTGCCGCTGGTCCATGTCGGCTGAAAGGGCGTGAATCGCCGCTGCTATTTCTTCGTGTATTGGCATTCCGAGCCCCGTAAAAAAGCCGCCTCTTTGGGCGGCTTGGTCTCTTAGTTAGGTGATGGCAGCGTTTCTCGGATCTCTCCGGGAAGGCTTGCATAATATGTGGCCCAACGCGGATCTGAAACGTCGATTTCTGCTTGGTTCGAAATCCAGTCGCCTTGCGGGCATCCAAAATACGAAACGATTGTTGCGCCGGTTTCGTCAGAAAACTGCACGGTTACTTTTGGCATGGGTAATCCTTAAATCGTGTAAGCGGTCACGTAGAGGTTGAGCGTATTGGTCGACGCTCCAGCAGTAACGAACGTGTAGAAAATCTGCTGCGCCGTGATCATCGGAATGCCGCCGCACCATCCAACGATTTGCGTTACTTGGTTTGCAGCCGATTGAACAAACTGCTGTCCAATCAATGAGCCGTTTGAACTGATAGAGGCGCCGACCGAAACTGCTGTACCGCCCGTCGCTGAAATATTGATCCCGATGTTTACCGTTTTTGCATTCAGAGGCACTGCGGAACTTATCGAAAGCGCCAAGCCAGCAGTCGTTGCGCTAGATGTAAGGACTGTCACCAGAGGCATCGTGAATGACCTATCGACTTGCATACCAGTCGTAAATTGCCGACTCGCGTTCGTAGGCCAAACGGAAATTAACGCCGAAGCTGTGTATCCAGACGGCATATTGGCGCCGCCATAGATGTTGCCTTGCAAGGTCGCTGCGTTCGTCGCCAAGATGCTGGCGGTTCCAGTAGTGGGGTTGTAGATCGCATAGAGCGCAACAAAGCCGCTCACCGGAGCGAGCCCAGTATCCATGCCGCCAGCGCCGGTCGTGCCGAGATTGATTACTTGGCTGTAGTTCGGGAGACGATACGAGACTCCACCTAAAGCCGTCTCTACAACGATCTCATCGGCTGAGAACGTGCCAGTGGTCGACGCAGCAGCGACCATGCGGGCGTTCCGGACAGTACCGACGACACCCGTTCCGTTATTGATGCCGATCGCCTGAAACTGCGTTCCGTCATAGATGACTGTCACGACCGCGCCAGACTGGATCGCGCCGGGTTGCAACGCCGATGCGCCGAGCTGCGTAACAGCTTTCGCGCCGAGCGAGTTCAAATTCAGCGTAACGGTCGACGTGGTATTGGCGCCGGCAGAAATGAACCGATATGTCTGTCCAGCTACATACGAAGTCGTCACCGGAGACGTAACGCCGGTAATCGTGTCAGTGCCAGCCACCGCCGTGATATAGGAGATTGTCGAGTCCTGGATCTGCCCCAGTTGGGCCGCATCGGTCCTAACGGTCCCTGCGCCCAATCCGGTGATCCGGAACCCGCCCATTGGGATATTATTCGTCGGAGTCTGCTGGCCGTCCTTCGTTAAGCATAGAGTGAGGCCATTTGCAGCAATGTCGGAAAGAGTATTGTTGGCCCATGTGGACGAAATCACGGTTCCTGTAACCACAGGATTCCCCGATACCAGAGAAAAAACGCCTGCTCCGTTGAACATGGTTCACCTAAAATGAAAAAGGCCGCATTGTGCGGCCCTTGAGGGAGTGAAAATGACAAACGCTCAGTTTTGGCAACTGGCTATTTCATCAGCAGTAGTCGGGGCAATCCCGGCAATAAAGTCAGTGGTTCACGAGAGCCGCGCCAAGCGCAGCCGCGAAGGGAGACGCACCTTTCTGAACGAATTGGCCTACCGGTTGGGCAAACTCTGGGCGAGCCATAAGAGCCGCTTGCGCCGCTCGTTGGCCTAGCCCGGTGTATGGGAGTGCCGCGAGAACGCCAGCGCCTCCCGCTGCTAATGCAGGAGCGCCAAAACCTGCGGCAGTTGCCCCGCCACCGCCCAACGCGCCGATAAGACCCATAAGTGCCGCGCGGCCCGGTGTACCGCTATCTGGATATTTTGAGCCAAGCACATGCTGGCCCGCGCTCGACAGATCCTGCATGAGCGCGTTTCCTGTGGCGACGTTCCCTTTTCCTACTGACTTGTCCGCGCTCCGGACGGCATTCTGTAGTTGTCCGGCTGTGAAGATGCCGTCGTTATTCATCGCGCCTTGTGAACCGGATGCAGCGCGCAGTCGAACAAACTTCGCATATGCCGCGTTGGCTGCGGAAAGCGCCTGCACATCAGTTGGCGCGTTATATCGCGTCAGAGAACTATCGATCGCGTTTTTCACTTCACCGATAGCCGCGCCCAATTGCCGCTGATCGAACGATGCATCGCTGGAATAGCCGCTGGCAATGCGCGAAAGTTCGCTCTGTGCGCCCTTGAGCGTCTGGCCGTCCATGTTTCCCTGCGGCCCGAGCTTTCCAAATACTTGCGTCTTCAGGACGTTCATAAACGTCTGCTGCTGTTGCGCGGGAAGATTCTGAGCGAGGCCGGTTAGATTCGATATGTCCTTCTGAAACAGCGGATCGGTCGCCTTGAATGTCATATTCGACAGAGCGCCGTCATATACATTGCTGATCTGCGATTTCACGGCCTGCACAGCGTCTTGTCCTACTGGCCCGTCATAAGTCTTCCCGATCGGTGCGAGAACGTCGTTATAGACGGCCTTATTGAAGCTCTGGACCGAACGCTGCTGAGCGTTCTTAATCATGTCTCCGAGGATCGGAACGCTTGTCAGCTTTTCCTCAGTGCGCGCAAATCCGCCGCCGAGCGCCTGACCTGGCGTCATCGTCACGCCGGCATCTGCGAGTTGCCGCTGTGCCGTTCCGGTCGCGCCAGTAATCACCTTGCCAAGCGCGTTCGCGAGAATGGAGCCGCCTGCACCAAACGCAGCGCCAGTACCGGCTTGATTGAGCTTTTGGCCCCAGTAATCCGGATTGCTGCTATCGGATGGCGTCATCGCGCCACTAGTTGCGCCCAATGCCGCGCCAGTCCCGATGCGCCCGAGTGCGCTTGCAGTAGCTGCGGCCGGCGCCAATGCAGCGAGGGGCGCAGTTGCACCTATGTTGCCGCCGATATTGCCTACCGTGTTCGTGATCGGATTCGCTGCGGCATAAGGCTGGTTCTGAGATGCCAGATTCTTGACGCCCTGTTGCGCATCGTTCACGAGCCACGGCCCAACATGGTCCGAACCGACAGCACTGAGCCCTTTGCCTAGCAGTTCCTGAGCACCAAGCACCGTACTACCGAAGCCGTGACCTAGGCCGGCGCCGAGTGATGCGAGCATACCCGGCTGCTGCCCTTGCGGAACCGGCGCTGCGTTTGCTTGTGCTGGCGCGGGCTGTTGCGCTTGTGCCGACGCGTCGCGCGCAATGATGGCATCGAGCGGCGATGCTTGCTGCGGCGCTGAGTCGCGCGCAATGATGTCGTCAAGTGCGCTCATTTCAGGATTCCATTTTGTGCAGCCCATTCGAGACGAGCGCGCATCGCCGGATTTTTAGCAACCGACTGCAGCGCTGCAGCGCGTTCCGGTCCTGCAGGCATGGCGACGACGTTGGCGATAGCCGGCGTGATTTTCTGGTCGAATTGATTCTCGCGCTGGTTGTACGTCTTGGCATCGCCCGACGAGTAAGCATCGGACAGGTAGTCCGACTTCAAGAGCCGTGTCTGGATCTGCCCGCGGAGCGTATCGAGGCCATTCTGCACCGCTTGTTTCGGCGCGCCATACGACGGAATCGAGCCATAGACCAGATCGCGTGCAGCGTCGGAGTTGATGCCGAGTTGCGAGCCAAGATTGGTCACGAGGTTATCGCGCGACTTCTCATACTCGGCTGCGTTTGCGCTGAAGAGCCCGGCCAGTTTTGCGCCGGCCGGGCCAATCGTTGCGGGCGATGCGCCTTGCGCGAGTTTCATCATATTGTCGACATCTTGCAGCGCGGCCGGCGCACCAGAGCGAACCGTTTGGAGGTTCTGATACGACTTCTGCATCGTGTCGACTTGGCCTTTTGCGGTCGCTTCGGCGTTGGCCTGCGCACCCATAGGGGCAGCAGCATAGATCCCGGCAGGCTTGGCAGGAGCGCTCGGAGCAGCACCCGCGCCACTATTCAGTGCCGTAAGCGTAGCCACCTTGCCGACATATGCGCGCGTCTCGGCTGGAAGCTTTTCGAATTGCGCGCCGTTCTTAATCCACTGATCCGTAGCACCGGGCCCCATGTTGTACGCGATCGCGCCCAGCGTCGGGTTCTGGTACTTGTTGACCATCGCATTGTAATAGTCGCGCCCAACACGGTTCAGTTCAGCCGGCGAATTGTTTGCCGCAGGCGTGACGCCGAATCCCGGGTCCGTCTTTGTGTTCGGCATCACTTGCCATGCGCCCATCGCTCCTTTCGGAGAAACCGCGTTCGGGTTGCCGTTGCTTTCGGTATGCACGATAGCGGCAGATGCGGGCGTGGTTGCGCCTGCTTGTGTCGCGGCTGCCGTGCGATTCGTGACAGGCAGAGGGTTTCCGCTCGCATCCAGACCCGCATACGGAAGTTGGCTGCCTTCGCCGGCTGCCGTAGCAGCTGCGTTTCCTGCAACTGCGGCCGTTCCGCCTTGAACTGGGATCGTGTACCACTTCCCATCGGTACTCTGGATGTTCTGATAGCCAGCGGGAGCAGCCGAAGGAGTGGTCGACATTGCGCCAGTACGCGGATCTTGAACAACGGTGTTCGCGCCGAACTGGTTAGGGGCAACATAATTGTTCTTGAACAGAGCTCCCTGGTTGGCTGCGATAGGGTCCATATTTCCCTGCCGAGCCATTCGCGACGCATCGGTAGGAGCGTATGCGCCAAGCACCGATTTCATATATTCGCCTTGGGTCGCGGGGTTCAGATAAGCCATCGCCGCCGTGTTTGTCGGAACGCCATTCGGATTCAGCGAACCGCCAGGAGCCATTGGTGCCAGTTGCTGCGGAGCAGACGAACCACCGCCGCCGAGCGCGTCCGCAAGCGCCTGCGGGGGGCTACCTGACGCGCTCGATCCTGCGCTTGCGCCGCCCATGCCACCAGATGCAGGCGAGCCGGTAAGCGCCGCCCATTGGTTCTGGCCGAGCCCTTGATAGCCTTGCGCCACGTCGTTCTGCATCCGAGCCGCTACAAGCGCCTGACCAAGTTGCGCGAGGCCGCCCAAGCCGCTGTATTTAGGAACGACCGTATATTGCCCCGATCCCACCGCTTGCGTGTTCTGCGGCTGGAACGATTGCTGCATCAGTGCCTGAGCCAGCGCCGCCTTGTTCTGAAGCGTATAGGCGTCTCCCTGAAACTGCGGGAGAATCGTCATTCCACTAGTAGCACCGGCCATGTCTTACCTCTGATATTGTGCGAGCGCTTGTGCCAGCGCGTTTTGATACGACGGGGACGGGGCGCCATATTGAACCTGCTGCATCGGCTGCTGAGGCATCGTGAAACCAGCCTGCCCGGCGGGCTGTTGCTGCTGCCCTTGCTTTGCCATTGCGAGCATCATAGGAACCGTCATTGCTCCACCCTGCGCAATCCCTTGGCCGACGCTACCACCACTAACACCAGCGCCCAATCCACCACCAAGCGCCGCACCAGCAGCCGTACCGATTCCGCTTCCGGTGAGGGCCATTCCGCCAAGTCCACCCGCCAACCCACCAACCAATCCGCCCCAGTTCATCGCGCGCTCCCTGCCAGTTGATAATTCACACGGTCAAAGCCGTTCGTGTCACGCAGCACCGCAAACGGCGCGATCTTCCGTACTTCGTCGGCCATGAAGCCAAGATGCCGGACGCCTTTCGGTTCCCACTTGTAGCGATACGTATAGACGCCCAAGCCGTTAGCCCACGTCGCCACGCGCTTAATTGAGCGCTTGAGCCGGCGATCGGAGAACATCGAGGCCATGATTGCCGCGCTGCCGAGTCCCATGATCCCGCTCTGCGTGTTGTTCGCGCTTTGTTGCTGCGCGTTGTAGTTCGCCAGTTGCGATTGATACTGGTTGTTGTAGAGGCCGGCAATATCGGCAGGGTTCGAACTGGCTTGGCCCGTTCCCGAGTAGCCAGGGATCAGGCTGGCAATGCTGCCAAGCTGCGAATAAGGCATGTTGCCCATCGATGCAAGCTGGCCCATCAGTCCAGACTGCGCGCCGAATGCCGAGCCCATCCCGCCCAAGTTACTCGATTGCAAGCCATAGAGCCCAGCCTGATTGCCGAGTATACCGGCCTGCTGCTGATAGGAATTCGCCAAGCTGTTGATCGTGTTGCCCTGCTGCCCGAGCAAACCGGCCTGCTGCCCGACGTTTCCGCTTTGCTGCCCGAGCAGACCGGCCTGTGTGTTGATGCCGGAAATCTGGTTCTGAAGGTTCTGCGCTCCGAGCTGCGAGCCCGTCATGATCGCTTGATTCTGCGCGTTGCTATACGCCTGCTGCTTCGTGTTGTTGTAGTTCGTCATGGCGTTGTTGTACGCCTCCGAACCCGGTGTAAGCCCCTGATTCGCCAGTTGCGCAGAGAGCGACTCGCCCTGCTGCGAGAACTGCGGATCGAGGTATTGAGTCTGCGCCTTATACGCTGCGTCTTGCCCTTGTGCCTGAGCGTTCTTCGCTGCTCCCTGATCGAGTTGCGAGCCAAGCGCGCCAAGCTGCGAATTGATGTTGCCGTATTGGCTACTCAGCCCGGAATAGTTGTTGTAGAGGTTCCCGTACTGATCGCCAAGAGAACTCACCGCGCCGCGAAGCTGGTCGTATTGCGGGTTCAGCGATAAGATACCCGAATTCAGGCTTCCATACTGGCCGGCGAGGTTGTTATATTGACCATTCAACGAGTTTAGACCGCTCTGCGCATTCGCATTCGTTGCGCCGCTGTTAGCCGCTTGCCCGAGCAATCCACTAAGCGCACCAGTAAGCTGCGAATTGGCACTGATGTTCGTGTTGTAGATTGGCGCACCGGTAGTCGGATCGACGCCGGTCTGCGTCGTTTGCTGCGAACCGAACGGATTCGAATAGTTGTTGAGGTTCAGCGCCTTGTTATAGGCCGCCGTATCCGTGTTCGTCTTGGTCGTGGCAGATGCCACCATGTTCGGATCAGGCGCAGATGGGGCCGAGCCGCCGCCCTTACCGCCGCCACCGCCGTAGAACGTGAATGCGTCCACCAGCAGATATTTTAGGAGTTTGAACACGTTCATTTTCTGTCCTTAAGCAGCGCGTCGAAATATTTACCGTCTAGATACCTGCATTCCCGTTTGAGCATCCCATACAGGATCAGATCAGCGCCGTCTGTCGCGGCTTCTCTCAATGCGCCTTCCGTCTTGAATCCGAGCGCGGAACAAAAGTTGATGGACGCGAGGTTGTCAGAGCGAACCAGAGCGGTAACGCGCTTGACGTCAAGCTGAAGGAACGGATAGCGGAAGCACGCAGCCATGTAAGCCGGCGTCATCCAGTGCCGCGAGCCGTCCGAGGCGACGTGCATCATGACGTTAGGGCCGGTGTGCTGTTCGTAGAGCACGCCTGCGATCAATTCGCCGTCGCGTTCAAGGCCGATTGCTGTATAGCCTTCGAACTCGCGTTCGCCAACACGATCAGCCACAAAACGCATAACGCGCTCCGGCTGATCCCAAACAATCCGCTTCATACCGTCCAGCCCGTCTCAAATACGATGTCAGAGGCGGCCCAGTGCGTCTCCGTGCCATTCACCGCGGCTTTCAGCGTGGGCGAGCCGGTCATCCCGACGCCGGTTACGCCCTGCCAGGCTTTCGCGATCTGGAGCGCACCGCCCCACATGCCCGAGTCCCAAATTGCCGTATCCCATACGCCGAAGTTGAGCGGCAGGTAATTCAGAGTGGATTGTGGGACGTTCTGGTCATAGTCGACGTTGATACCGGCCGCCAGCGCAGGAGCCCCGTTCGTCCATAGAATCGGACGCATCATCGTGAAGCGCTTCTGTAGCGGTGTACCGAACTCGTTGAAAGCCTGCTGTGCCAGCGCGTTGATGTTCACGCCGTTGTCGCTGAAGCCGTTCCACGCGAGTCCGACATAACCATTTGCGCCGAAGTAAATCTGATCGTTGAAGCGCTCCCAGTGATTCGCGCCCCACCCGGTGAAGTTGCACCACGCACCGGTAATCGTGTTCATGACGTACTGCTGCTGAACGTCGATTCCGGCCGGTATGTTCAAGATGATCATGTTCTGAAGCGGGAACAGGACCAGACACCAGCCGTAGTTATTCGGATATAGACTCGTCGCCGCTGAAATGGCGCCTTGAATCTTGCCGGTAATGTTGACGGCCGTATTAACGCGAGTCGACGCCAGTAGTTGCGAGATCGGGCCGAGCCCGTCTTTGCCGATGTACAGCAGATCGCCGCCGTACTTCATGAACGAGCGGAAGCCCATAGGCGTGCCGAGCTGGTAGACACCGACTAGCGCAAAGGTGGACGATTGCGATGGGTCGGTTCCCTGATAAATGACGACTTCGCCTTCACTCGTCACGAAGCAGAGTTGATCCTGTACGCCGTATCCGCCGTCCATCGTCAACACGCCCATCGATACGAGGAATCCGCCGCGCCGGCATATCGGGCTGAGGTCGAGGAACTGTGCGACGCCACCAAACTGACCGACAGGCAGATACCACGCTTTCAGGCTGTTCTTCTGGATGAACCAGAGGCGGCTTGCAAAGAGGGTGATGAACGAGAACGTGTTCGGGTTGACGCCTGAGATATTGGTCGACAGCGTATATGCGCCTACCACCGTGGCATTTCCGCCAGGATTCGACGCCATCGCATAGGTAAAGGTGTTTGCACCCGTTACCGTGATGACGAACGTGCCGTTATAGGCTGCCGGCGTTGCGCCGCTGATCGATACCGTATTGCCGGTCGTCAGGCCATGCGGCGCTGCGGTCGTCAGTGTGGCAGTTGTGGTGGCGTTCGTAATCGAAGTGATCGTCTGACCTGTGCCGCTTACGATCGCTTGCCATGTGCTGCCGTTGTAGACGTAATATCCGTCTTGCCCGTTGACGATGCCGAGGAACGGGCCTGCCAGCGTCGCAAAGTTCGTGTATGCCCATTTGTCGCTAGTCATGCCGGACAGGACCGGCGCGCCCACAACACCACCACCGCTCACATCGTAGATACCAGCGCCTGACGCAGCGAACAGCTTGTTAGAGCCGGTCGACGAGTTGTACGGCATGATCGTGTTGACCTGACCGGGAAGGCCAGTCGCCCACTTCGTATAGCCCTGCCGCGCCATCACGTCGGATGTCGTCGGGAACCAGTTCGTGAGCGTGACTGCATCTTCAGGCGGCATCTGCGCGAGCGAATCACGCGCATTCCAGCCGCCGATCGGTGCAGGAAGGTTGACCGTAGCCGCGCGCTGCCCTTGGGCCTGGCGGCGCTTCTTTTGCGCTTGCGCTGCGATACCGGTTACGTTTGTCATGCGACATGCTTCCATGACTTGCGATCGCGGATACTTGCTATGGTGCGATCATTCACACCATATTCACGCGATATTGGAGCGCATTTCTCACCGGCAGCCAGCCTCGCTTTAATGGCTACAACCTGCGCCTCGTTTAGTTTCGCTTGCCAGTTTTCTGTTCCAATAAGCGAAATTCGGCGCCCTCTATTGTCCATATCAGCGATATTGTCGGCTTGTGTACCAATCTCAAGATGGTCAATTCTCAGGCATGCCCGGTTGTCGCATTTATGACGCACAACTAGTTCCTTTGGAACGGGGCCATGATGATGTTCGTAAATCGCACGGTGAAGGCGAACCAAACGGCCGTCTTTATTGATGCGCCCGTAGCCGCAATCATCCTTGCATCCCGTAAATGACCAACACTCACCTTCTGAAACGACGTGCGAATAAACACGATTCCAGAAAGTGATCCCTTTCTTAGGTCTAGCCATTTTCAAGATCCAGTAAAAGGGCCAAAACTGTCCGGGATGTTCTCAGGCCCGAGCAGGTAGCTAGAGATCCGTGGCGCCAGCGACAGCATCGCCGCGCCCTGCTCTTCGCCCTTGACCGACGAAAGAATATCGTCGTATTCGCCTTGCAGAATCTGCGTTTCGAAGCCCTTGATCGCCCAATACTTGAGTTTGAGCCCCGCGACCATCAGACGGTCATCAAACTGACAGGTATCGGAATCAGCCGTGAAGCTGCCCTTGGCCGTGCCGCCGGCATCCGTTACCCAGTATTTCGAGACATACTCGAAGCCGAGATATTCGGACGTGCTGACGCCAGGCCAAATCTGGAACGTGTTGCCGAGGATGCGCCAGCGGATGCGCGGTCCAGTGGCGATATAGCCGGATTTCAGCCATTGCCATTGCTGCGGGCTCTCGGGTCCGAGCATTTCCCAATGCTTCGACTTATCCCATTGCGTGCGGTCGACGATGCGCTGATAGTCCACAGGGAAAGCGTATTTCGTCTTTGCGAACGTCAACGAGACGGCCGTTCCGCTTGCTGCGGCCGGCTGGCTCATCGTCACTTGCGTGGCTGAGTCGACCGACTGCACATACGTATCTTGATTGATGCCGTTGCCAGTCACCATGTACGTACCGGCCGCAATTGCCGCGGTCGACGGAATATTGGTGATGATGGCCGAACCGTTTGTCACGTTGCCCGTCTGGATCGTCCACAGGCTAGTGAAGCGGTACTCGGTCGTCAGCGCTTGCCAGTTGAACGCAGGTTCGCGCAGAAGGTCATAGCCGACCGCGTTAAGCAGCGCCAGTTGTTGCACCGTATCTTGTGCCGTGTTCCCCGCTACCGATGAGGGAACAGCAAGCCCCAATTCTCCGGTGGCCTGCTGGATCAACTGCAACATTGTCGCTGCCATGTCTTACGCCTCTTTGCGGGGGCGGCCAGGGCCGCGCTTTTCGGGGTCAAGAGTTTGGTCGTGACCGACTGACAGACCTGATTGAACCGCCATTTTTTCCATCGCTTCGAGTTGCGAGCCGAGACGGAGAACCGTCGCCTTCAGGTCTTCGATTTCCTGATTGCGGAGCATGAGATCTTCGGCTTGCTTCTGCGCGAGCGACGAGTCTTTCGCCGCAGCGATGTATGCCGCCGCTTTCGTGCGCAGCTCGTAGCAGCCCATGCCGATTCGTTGGCACTGCTGGTCCGAGCATTCGGCCAGCTGCTCGACCGTGTGGAACTCGAGTGCTTTCAGCTTAGCGACCGTCGCCACATCCAGCCGCGGCCAGTCTTCAACCGGCGTTCCCGACTCGGGACGGTAGGACGTGCGGCGCTCGTATGCAGCCCACTGTCCCGGCCATTCATCCTTGTCGTCGTCGCGTGCCGGCCGCTCGATGATGTTCGTCGGATCGCCCGGATTGCACTTCTTGATCATCGGGACGAGATCGAACTCGGGCTTGCCCGTTTCTTTGCTGCGGAATTCGTTGTAACGCTTGCCGGGGAAGAACTCGACATACAGTCCGGCCTTCGGGTTCTGCGTGTCACTTTCCAGTGCTTGGTACATTCTTTTCTCCTGTTATGGGTAAGGTCCCGTGAAAAAAGGGGCGCCAGAATCGACGCCCCAAGACCCACGGGAGAAAAGCTGTTTTAGACAGAAGCGATGCTGAACCAGCCGTAGTCGCCGGTCGACATGTTGGTAGCCGGAGACAGGTACGAACCGCCCGAAGCCGTCGCGAGGAAGGTCGTCGGAGCGACCGTGCACGCGGCCGTGGATGCAGTGATCGATGCGTTGGCTTTGGCGAAGACGTAACGCTTGCCGTCGCTGCCCCACACTTGCTCACCGAGGTTGACGGGCACGGTACGGGCGCCCGACGCAATGTCGGTTGCCAGGATCGTGTTGACCAGATCGAAGCCGATCTGAGGAGTTACGGAATAGACAGGCATGTTCGCTCCTTAGGCGATGAGGACGCCACTGAACTGCGGGCCACGCGAGGTCATGTTGCCGGCCCAACCGATCAGCTTTGTAACCGCATCTTGGTTGACCGCTTGACGCTCGCCACCGATCGGCACGAAGTTCCGGTCACGGTGCGGACGGAAGCTGATGTACTTCGTGTTCAGCCCCCACATGTGGTTGGCCGTGGCATTGCTGCCGATACCGCCGTCCAGCACCACGTCAGCCGCCATACCGCCGCCGTAGAACTTCACGGCCGGGAACCCGGCGCCCGCAAGCTTCGTGTTGCCGTCGCTCATGACGCGCTGCTGAGCCTGCATCGATGCGATGTACATCGAGTAGTAGTTGTTGTCCGCGACGAACAGGTCCATACGATCACGACCGCGAACCGCCTTGAGCGAAAGCTGCGTCATGTAGTTCTGGATGTTCGCTGCCGACACAGCCGCGCCACCGTTGGTCACGCCCGAGAACACCTGCGATTGCCAGAACGGGAACGCCGAGCGCGAGATGCCGCCATACGTACCCGAGCCAGGCGCATCCGGAATAGCCGCGGCCAGACCGGTGATGTTCTTGCCCGAGTTGCCCGTACCGTCGAGATAGATGTCCGCGGCGATACGGTTGATCAGTTGCGACTCGGCAATGTCCATGCGCGAATCGAGCAGGTCGATGATCGCTTCCTTCGACGAGTTCTGGAGCATTTCCAGACCCGAGATGGTCACGGCCGCCGCGTACTGCTGGATGCTGAACTGAGCAGCCGAGATCGGGCTGTTCGGGCTGATGTTCAGCACTTCATAGCCCGAGTACGAGTTGACGTTGGTCGTCGTCGAGTCGGTGTACATGATTTCTTCCAAAATCACGTTACCACCGCCGAACGGGCGCACGTTGCCCCGCTCACGAAGAACCATCAGAAGTGCGTTGTTGTTTGTTACGTTGTCAGCGAGTTCGCCGCTACGAGATTGGATGGTCGTGGCGATGATGTCGCTGATTGCGCTATTGGCGAATGCCATGTGTAGCTCCTATCAGTGAAATCAAATACGGCTTGCGGTCATCTGCTCGAAGGAATCTTCGAGAGCCGCGCGCCGTCCTTTCGGTGCCCCGCCTGTCGTTGCCGCGATCGCGCCGGGTGTGGTCGTTCGCGTGCTGACTGCGTTCGCTTTGGCAGCTTTCGCCGCCTTATCCGCCTCGATACGACGTTGCTTTTCCGCTGCATCGCGTTGTGTCGCCTGATGCTTCGTGAAAAGTTCGTCGTTCAAGCGGAGCGCCTTCGAATAGGCGCTATCAAGATCCGTAGCCAGCCCTGCTTGTAGCAGTTGCTGCATCTGCGGCCCCAATTGGTCTACATAAGGATGCGAAGACTTGAAGTTTTCGACTTCAGCCACCGCAGCCGCTTGCATCTGTGCGTGCTGGCTCTGTTGGTGCTGCGCCATCTGGTTTTCCAGATCACGCGCGCGCTGTTGCGCTGCCATCACTTGCGGATCGATGTGCTGCTGCATGTGCTGCGGAAGCGCGGCGCTCTGCTGAAGCATCTGTTGCAGCGGGATTCCCACGGCGTGCGCCACATTCACCAGCGTTTGCAGCTTCGTCGCTTCGTCGCCGGTCGCCAGCAGCTTTCGCGTATAGAGCAGGTCGCGCACTACGACTTCCGGCTGAACGCCCTGTTGACGCAGCTCGTCGATATGCGGCTGGATCTGCTGGACGATCGGCTCGACCTTCGAGCGGTATTCATCGAACCCGCGTTGGCTTTCCTGCTCGCGCTGGTGGATGTACTTTGCGACTTCCGGATCGAGCTTGTCCCAATGGGCTCGCTGCTCGGCCTTCCATGACTTCGGCGGCTCGGGGCGCTCCAACGTGATCGGCTGCGTCTCGACGCCTGCCACAGCCTCAGCAGACGGCGCTGCCGGGGCTTTCGGTGCGAATCGGCCTGACTCGTCACGCGCACGGCCTTCGTTCTCTACCGGCTCGGCGCTGATGTTCTCGACGCTTGGCGCGTCCACGACAACTTCATGCACTGCGTCCGGCGCGTCGCCAACGTGCTCGTCGATCGCTTCGAGCGCTTCGGCTAGATCTTCTCTGCGGGTTCCCATGTTTTCTCCGTGGCTTATTTAAGCGCGTTCACTTGGTCGATAATCTTTTGCTTGCGCGCCTTCTTCGACTCGGGCGCAAGGTCGATCTTTTCTTTTGGCTTCAGGTACTTCGTTTCATTGCCGATTTCGATGCAGTTGTGCGCCTTCAGGTGTGCGCGGTGCTGCGATCGGGAAGTGATCATTTCGCCGGTAATCATCGAGCGGTATGGGGACATATCGGCCGCCACGTAAGGCGCGCTCACGACGCGCTGCACTGCGCCGCCGCACTCACATGCAGGGATGTCCTTATCGCGCTCAGCAACGGAGCGATAGACGGCATCATCCCTGCCGCAGGACTGACATTTCGTTGCGTAGATAGGCATCGGTTATTCTTCGGAACCCGACTTGGCCGCGCTGATCTGCGAGGCTTCGAGAGTGGTTTGTGCGCCGATTTCGGCAACTTCGAGTTTGACCTGATTGTTCATCGCAGCAATCAGCATCTGGAATTGGCGGTCGCGCTCGGCCTTATCCGCTTCGAGCATGGCTTGCATCTGTGCCAAACGCTCTTGGCTCTGACGTTCCATCTCGTCGCGCTGCATTTCCATTGCCGTTTCTTGGGCGGCCTGCTGCGCCTGGTAGCGTTGCTCGGCTTCGGCCGTCTGCTGTTCAAGATGGGCCTTCAGCATTTCGATCTGGCCTTCCTGCTGGAGCTTGGCGGATTCAAGCTGCGTGCGATGCTGCTCCATCTGCATATCCATCTGCGCGCCGGCCTGCTTCTCTTGGATGCGAGCTTGCGACTCTGCCTGCACCTTCTGGATTTCGATCGGAGGCGGCTTCGGCTGGTTCGCTTGCTGCTGAACCTGCTTCGTAAGCGTCTCCGCGGCGTTGTCGATCATGCCTTCCAGCGTCTTGCCTGCCTTGAACGCCGATACGCCAAACTTCAGTATCTCGACTAGCACCGGCGCGAGCTCGGGCTGGCTTTGCGCGGCCGGCACAGCCTGTTGCAGGAACTTGCTGACCATTTCGATAAATTCGAGGCGATCTGCCTTCTGTGCATCTTCATCGATTTGAACCAGCGAATCGGCATCCACTTCAATCCGAAAGTTGCGCGATACCTTGTTCTTTTTGCTTTGAAGCTCTTGGACGGTGATCGCCCATTCTTCATCAGAGATCGTGCGGCCAGTCAGTAATTCCAGAGCGGGGCGTAGCAACTCTTGATCGGACGGCAGCAGTTGCATTGCTGACGACATATCAAGAATCGTCGAGAACCGGAATTTATTGCAGATGATTTGCGATTTGAGACGCAGTAATTCGGTTGCATATATCGCGACGGCATCTTGGGTATCACGAAGCCGTACCGCCCCAAATCGCGCCTTGATCCCTTGCGCCTTTGCAGTTTCGGCGGCGTCCGTCTCACCGCGCATGATGTCGCTAATGCCAGTGATGGCGTAAATCTGATCTACAACGTTCGAGCGTGCTTCGAATGCGATCTGCAACGCCTGAGCGATCGGGCTCAGGTCGACCAGATCCATTGCGCCTTTCAGTCCGCCCTTCTCCGCGAACGCCGCGAAACTCTTCACCGGCACGAGGTCGTTATTCCCCGTCTCGGTGAACAAGCGCTGCAATTCCTTGAACTCAGCGTTGTAGACACCGCGGACCTTGAGCGCCTTAATCAGCCCGTCGATGCGGTCGCTGATCGTGTCGAGTTCGTTCGCTTGATCCTGGTATTGGATGAAATCGGGAACCGGAACCAGCGTATCGCTAGTAGTCGTACCGTAGAGAGGCTTGGCGCACGGCCAGAAGCCTTCCAGCCCAAGCGGGTCCGGCTTTTCGTCCAGCAGTTCGCCTACCGATTTCGAGAGCCACACAGCCTTCTGCGTCGTCTTATCCCAAATCTCATAGATGCACGCTTGCTTACCGCGGCCGACATCGTTAGACGGGATCTTGGACTCGCCGTAGCCCTCAGCCGGGTTGCTCGCATCCAGCGGAATGCGCCGTGCTGTCTCTTCTCCGAAGCGCTCGCAGAGATCGGCATAGGGCAAATAGACCTTGCGCCACACGCACGACACTTCTTCCCAGGTGCGCGCCACAGAATGGCCGAAGTCGCGCCAATGCACATAGTCGACAGGTGCCGTCTCGTCGTCTATTTGCTCAAGCGGTCCGTCTTCCGAGATCTGATCTGCTCCCGCGCCTTCAATAACCGCAGGATCATCGCCAGCCTCATCATCCGGCGAGATAGGCTCTTGGACACTGGTGACTGGCTCATATCGCACCCATGACACGCCACGGCCGCCCAGAAAGCGGTCCATGACGCTGTTTTTCATCGCTTCCCGGTAATCCGGGTAATGCCTTACTTCGAATTCGAGCGCGCGCTCGAGAAGCAGACTTGCCACACGGCCGACAGGATCTGAGTCCCGGAAGCGTCGCGATACGTCGGGCTGAGGTAGACGACTGAAGGTGGCTGGAACCAGCGTTTGAACATTGGCCCA